GGTCGCTTGATACGAATTTTGGTTTTGCCGGTGCCTTTGGTGTCCGTTTCGGTGGGCAGTCGTTCTTTACGCCACCCTTCTTGCCGGTTGCACAGAACGCCTCCTGCAATCGCGGATTTGTTTTCAGTAGCCACGACTCCCGAACGAACGTCTTGCCGTCCCATGGAATGAATTCCTCGACCGACTCGCGCAGAAGTTTCGAGACGCTTGGCTTCGACCAGAACCGACAGGACCAGTATCGAGCCTTGTACTTCGGCCCTGGGTCTTGGCAGTTATGCCGAGCCCGAAACCCGCGCCGGCTTCCTGGATTGTCCCGCTTGATTTTCATCTTCGGATCACCGAAGCCGAGCCGGATCACGTTCCCTTTTTCGTTCTTGACGTAGACCGCAAATTTCTTAGGACCATTCGACGTACGAAAGGGACGGTTGAGTGTTTTTCTCTCGGCCTCCTGGACAGATTCCATCTGCTCTGGTGGTAGCGAATCGATCTGCCCGTCTGACGCATCCCGAAGGATCGTTTGGATCCCTTGCTCCGGCATCCCGATAGCACGCAGCAGAGCGACCGCGACCGAACGCCGGGTCTTTCCGTCTGCGAAATCCGTCAGCACATCGCTCACGGCCTTGCGGTTCCGTTGCCACTGTTGACGCGATAATCCCAGCCAAAGTGAGGATTCTGGCTCCGGATTCTTGGAAACGTTTACAGGATTCCCGTCCTGGCCAGCAGCAGGACCAGCAGCCCCAGGTTGACCATCGGCCCCGGCTTGCTTCTCAGCGCCGCCGACCTTGAGCCCGTTTGCCGTCTCGGTATCGATATCCCGTCCGAGTTCGTTGATGCAGGTTTTGTCCGACACCCAACCGTTCTGCTTTTGGATCGCCAGGGCTTGTGCGGTCTTGAGTGGATCGACCGGAATAATCCGCGACGGAATGACCTCGACCGTGACCCGGTCCCGGACCGCATCCCAGGAATCGAAACCGGCCGATCGAAACCGGCCCTTCGACGCTCCGAGCTTGATTATTTTCAGGATCATATCCCGCATTCGCTCTTTGCGTTGCGACTGCTCTGCGAGCCGGCCCTGCATGAACGGCCCCTCAGCGACCAGAGCCGACGCGAAGTTGTTGTTCGCATAGGAACCGGTCAGCATCCCTTCGACGAACGCATGGACCGAACCAGCGAGCCTCAAAGCCGATTCCATGACCTCGATGTAGATCCCTGAGTTGTTCGAGCCGAGCAGACCTGCCTTGTACGCCTGCCCCTCGGGAACGTCGAGCCGAGTACCCGGAAGCATTCGCCGCCGTCGTTGTGCGAGCCCGGTCAACGGGTCCACCTTGCCGGTCGGAGGTGCGAACCGCTTGACGATGTTATCGGCTTGCCTTTGCGTTCCGTCCCGGTGCTCGACGATATACGCAATCGCAGCCTGAGTAGCGGCCCCTTCTGCGGTGTTGGTCAGTACCCGGTCGGCCCGGAGCAGATACAGGTGCGGCTTGTAGAAGTCCGAGAACCCACGCTTGCCCCGCGATCGTACGTTCCGCTTCCACATGCAGACGCGATCCGCAGGAACGTAATCCCAATCGGTTCCAGCCGAGTTTCGGACGAAGTGATACCCGATTGGTCGCTCCGGAAGGGATTCCTTCGTCAGCACGCCGAACGTCCAGGACGGAACGAAATCCAGCCCGAGCCATTCTTCCAGTTCGCCTTTGATTGCCGGTTCGGTAAGCTCGTCAGCCTCCCGAGAAACGACCATACACTGACCGTCTTCGTAGATATGCTCACCGATGAACTCGCCGTCAGCGACCTCCCGCATGTAGGACTCACGCTCGAGTTCCGTCGACCAGTTCGATACGTCGAGCGATTCCCGAACGTACAACTGGATCGCCTTCTCAAGCCGTTTATCGTCGGCCTTGATCGTCCAGTCGAACCCGGTCCCGATCGTGTAATCCAGCAGCCGGTTCACCCAGGCTTGAGCCATCGGTACCTTCTCGACCAGCAGCCAGGACATAGCCCGGATCAGTTTCAGGTCGGACTCGTTGGTATAGACTGGACGGTATCGACCGTCGGCCCGGTCGTAAATCTGGGTGAACGCACCGAGTCCATTCGTATTGAAAAACCCGCTCGAATCCGTCATGAACTCGGTCACATCGATGACCTCGCCCCAGGATTCAACTAGACTTTTACTCTCGGCCATCTTTTCGACGATCAGATCCATAGTACCCTCCGGCCTGACTATAGGTCATAATTGCTCACCATGCGACTCGACCCTCAGACAGTGTACCAAATCTTCTGGCTTTCCCACGCCGGAACTCCCAAGACGGAAATAGCCCTACGGCTTCGCCTCGCCAGGAACACCGTCACCGCACACCTCTCCGGTCGGCTCCGCTGGCAGTACGACCGCAAGCTCCGACACCGAATCGCCCTGCTCACAATCCCGCCGATCAATCGCAAGCAGCCACCGCCAGGGATGATCACGCTTGCCGAATCGTCGTACTTCTTCGAGCGTCGGCCGACACCGAAAAGCATCCTGAATCGGTACGAACTTCGGATCGAGCTTGTCAACGGTGCGAACTTTACGACGGTCGAATGGGCGCAAGAGTGCGCAAGAAAACGCAACGCCGCGAATCTTGAGGGGGTCTGCATGACCCGCGACGCTGCGAAATACCTTTACGGCATCAGGACCGACAAACTGATTCTGCCCCTACTGGAAATCGACTCGTCCGACACGCCAGCAAGCCTCGTAAGTGCTGCCGTCGGTATCATGGCATGGACACAGCAGGATTTTGTCACGCTCGATTCGGCCGATGTTATGCGGCTTGTCGGGTAGCCTTTTCCTAGTAAGGTAGGTCCGGATCAAATTCGTCATCGGTCGATTCGTCGGCTTGCTGGCCGATTACGTTCTGGATCTTTGAAATGCACTCGAAGATTCCAGCCGCTACGCCGCTGGCAAAAGACCTCGATTGAATGTCTCCTGCGAGTTGATTCATCCCCTGATCCTGGTGGTACTTGCGAGATGCTGCCATGTATTCCAGAACCTCAGCAAGCTGCTTTCCGGTCAGGCCAACGTCCGGCTTTGCTCCCGATGATCTTGCATCGAAGATTTCAACCCGGTCGACCAACTGAGTAGGGTCGTGGACGATCGGTACTGATTGCCATGGATTCCAGTCGCCCTGATAAAACCTACCGTGGCGGCTGATAGTGTCGTTTCGAGACCTCATTTGCAACTGCAAGTTGCCTCGGTCATCGGCGACCATTCGTAAATCAATCATCGCTATTGCTTTCCTCCCGCATCCAGCCTTCGTTCTTCGTCAAGAGCATAAGCGTTGAGCTTGACCTTGGCGAACTTCATACCCGCGATGCGCACGAACGCATTGCTACTTATTTTCTGCCTGCCGGTCTGAACCGCCGACAGGTACGAAACACTCAGCCCGGTTCGTCGTGCCAACTCCCGCAGCGAGATCCCCTCGGAAGCGACCTGGATCAACTCGACCGCCGATGCCTCAGCCTCAGCGCGAGCCCGATCTGATTTTGCCTCAGCACGCAGCAGGTCGATCGCCACCTTTTCTAGCTTGCTCATGAGTCATCCCGATCAACGAACGATTCCGAACCAGCCATGCCCCACAACGTTGCACCGCAGCCGAACGCAGCACCGAGGACAAACGATACAGCCATCCAAAAAACAAAAACCAGCATTTTCCTAGCCCTTCAAAAAACAGAACGCTACTTTATTTTCCTGCCCCTAGCGACCTCGGCCGCATGTTCACGCACCCGAGGATTCCACTCGGACCAGCTTGCCTTCTTTGGCGACCACGGACCGTCCGGGTCATGCCCGAGCGTCAAGTGATGATCCCGGCACAGGGTTATCAGATTCGACTCGACCAGTTCCAGCTTCGGGAACTTACTGACCGGGCGAACGTGATGAACATTCAACGCCACCGATGAACCGCACGCAACACAAACTGGATTTTTTTGCACGAACCGATCACGCACCTGACGCCACCCCGAGGACCGCTTGCCCTCTGAGGGATTCCAGTCGATCGATTCCTCGACCTCTCGGAGTGGCTTGTCCGACTGCGCGAACCAGCAGGCCCACGGCCACACGCAGCCGCCGAGGATCAGCAGGACGCAAAGCAGCTTGAGCAGGTCACGCATCCGAGGGTTCCTCGAACACCAGATAGCCACCGACCTGACGCATTGTCGATCCTGGGTAGTGCTTCTCAAGCATATCTCCCAGCTTGCCTAGTACGCTCGCAGGGACCGGTAGCCTGATCTGCATGATCAAACCAGGACTATTGGATTGGCCTGGATGCTTGACTTGAATCTGGCTCTGATGCTTGACCGGTCTAGGCTCATCGACCACGAATCGGATCGCTGGCCACTTGTCACGGTTCGCCTCCTCGACTCGATCACCGATCACAAGCCAGTCCTTGCAGCTCAGCGACCAGTAGCCATCAGACGCCAGCCGTGGTTCATCACCGAGCAGCCGAAAGCCTTTCGGTACAGGAAGCTCGTACTTTTCAAGCTCGGAAAGAACGCACCATCTTCCAAATCTTGAGTCGTCGGTTTGGAACAAATACTCGTTTTTCGTCACTGATTTTATTCGCCCGATTGTTCCGGTCCTGGAGTGATTCGGATTCACGAACCGAACTTTATCGCCAACAACTGGATTCCAGGGTGCAGATATCGACTCGACCACCTTTCCGTTTGCATCGGTCCGGACAATCTTAGAAACCGTGTCAGTCCAGGGGCAGTAGGTTAATCCGATCGACGACGGAGGACCGCTCTCGACAGGCTCTTTAATCGGTCGGCAGAACCAAGAAGGAATTAACGCCAAAGGGAACATTGCTGCCGTCAGTTCGTTCCATCCTGCACCCCAGTTGATGAAGTCCCCAGGAATCGGCTCTTCGTTGTCCTCAAGCATTCGGCAGCCGTCCTTGGGACTGCGCGTCGGTGCTGGCTCGCGGTAGACTTGGCATTGCTTCCACAGCACGCCGTCTACATCGACCCACCTTGAGCCATGAAGATGCTTGACTAATTTCCACCCCGCAAGCGAGCAATCTAGCCAGTCTTCGTTGTCGTCATCCTTGAACCTAGCCGGAATCGGCTTTCCGGTCTTTATGACTTCCGCAACATCGTCACCAGTTGCGTCACGCCAGTTTTCGCCACCTTGCTTTTTTCCATCAGACATTTGCAGTTTGCCCTTTCAGGGTCTTGGGGGTTATCGAATCATCCGTGTATCTAACGCCACGGATCACTTAAAGAAAAGCTGTCTTGCAATATCCCATACGAGATACAAGCCCAGCGCATGCAAGCCGACAAGACAACCGACCGCAGCATAGATGCAACGATCGGCAATCCTGTCGACTAGATTGAAAAAATCATCGTCCATTATTTTGGTGCGTAGTTGTCCATTTCTTCTAGCAGGTCATCGACAGCAATCCTGATATCCTCAGCCATGACGTAACGCTCCCAAAGAACTCCTTCGGCATCGTCAAAAAACTCCTCCAAGCGTTTTGCTCCGACTTGCATCGTCCTCAGCAAGAGCATGATTTCGCCGTGGTTTGGAGCGATCAAGTTTCGTGCTGCTTCGTGCTCGGCAGCGTCCATGATCTCCTGAGCGCTTTCGATTGGTACAGCCATGCGATTGACCGCACAGACCGGATCGACCGAATCGAAGGCACCGACCAACGCATCCCGAGATTCGCCCTTCAAGTCCTCGGCGGCCTCAGCCTCTGGAAACCCAGGGCATGGGAATTCAGGGAAGTTTGCCATCGCTTCGACCTGAGCCTTCAAGACCTGTTCGGCTCCGGACCGATCCTCGTGCGACCTCAGCAGCTTCCCGGCTAGGTCATTCTCGCCGATCACGGTAGCAGGTTGAATCCTCGCAGCCATTTCCTCAGCCCTCAAGATCTTGGCCAGCTTCGCTTCGATCTCTCTTTCCCTTTCGTCCTGTTCGGTCTTCTGGCGTGCCAGTGCCGCCTTGTCCGCAGCGATCTGATCTTGCTCGTCCTTGATCTTGGCTTTCCGGTCAGCCTCTTCCTGAGCGAGCGTAGCGGCCTCTGCTTTGGCTTTTGCGTCTGCTTCTGCCTTCGCTTTCCGTCCGGCTTCGATATACTCTGCAAACTGCTCGTCGGTCCAGGACTCAGCCTCGGCAGTCGAGATCGGCTTTCCGGTCACCTTGACGCTCTCCGAGATTCGACCGTCGATCCAGGCTTGGTGCTTTGCTGCGAGTTCTGCACGCTCTTGCTCCACCTTGTCGTCAACGGCCTGCTTCTTGGACTTCAACGGTTCCTCGATCGCTTCGAGGCTCGAGGTGATCCGCTTCGCTTCGGCGTTCACGGTTCGTTGCCACTTCAACGCTTCCTCGTTCAGATTCTTCCGCTTCGCTTCGACCGCCCCACGCTGGTTTCGACACCACGCGATCGCCTCTTTGACGTCCCGATAGCCTTCCTTCGTGTCAGCCGACAACGGCCCAAACTTTTCCGCAGCCGCCGCGATCACATCGTCAGCGATCACGGACCGCAGACCCTCGACCACTGGTTTCACTTCCGTCGTCATACTCGTTCCCATCCTCTGCACCACGCTTGGTACTCTTGACCTCTCGATTCAGCGAGCGCCGCGCGACGCTCATCAACTTGATTTTGGATTTCTTCCTCGGCAGCAGCCAACGAATCGCAATCCTTTTCCTTCGACCACAACGGACCGCACACAAAAAAACCGTCCATCTCGTTTGTGACCTGCCAGATTTCGCCATCGATCACGCAACGACGAATAATGCTAGACACTTCCGACCACTCGACATTTGCCATGAAAAAATCCTCCACCAGTACAACGCCACCGAGCGACAAAACAAAACCAAAAAACCGGAGCCCATCCCGGCAGGGGGCAGTCGTCGATCATCGCTTCGCGTCGTTGACCGCTTTGTTTGCTGCTTGGATCCATCGATTGATCTTGGCCAGTTGCGATTTCGCGTACCGCTTTTCCTCCGGCCCACGGTCGCCCTGCAACGCTTCGCACAGCGTGTGGCAGTCCTCGTAGAACTCCCCTCGCCGCTCGACCGCCAGATCCAGCAGCAAATCGATCGAGTAGTCCTCTGGCCGCTTGTCGTCGTCAGCACACCAGTTCTGCAGGACGAAGTCCAGTTCCTCGATCGCCTGTAGCCTCTTGAGTAGTTTCGTCATCGTTCATCGTCTCCAAAAAAGTACAGGTAAACCGGAGCCGATCCCGGTACTAGGCTAGGATTGTTACAGCCATCGCTCGCCGTTATTCCATCGGTCAAGCATCGCTTGGGCTTCGGCCTTCGTCCTGCCGCAGTAGGCCAAGACGTGATCCAGGCGTTCGGTATCGCTTCCGTATGCAAGAATAGCAACGCCGTTTTCGATACGACCCCATGCCCCTGCAAACTGCCTGTAGAGGCTTATGGATCCAGCAGGTCCGACTTCCCATTGGTAGGGTGCGATCTCTTGCTTGCCTGCTTGCTTTGGACGCGATCCGTGACGTTTGGCATTTTCTTCAATCGTGTTGATGAATTTGCCGCCTTCATACCACTCGCCGTTGGCTCCGAGTTCACCACCGGTCTTTGCTCGTCGTTGTGCTGCCTTGGCCATTTTCGTCTGATCCTTTCAGGTTTCCGTTCAAGGGAGCGACTTGCTCCCCCATAGTAGACAGGGCTCATTTTACCAAAAAACAGGGCGCGGGTTTTTCAGAATCTTGTAAACGTTTACAGCGACCGACGCGACGGACCAACGAAAAACCAGGGAAAACGCAAATCAGAAAAAACATCAGAAAAAAACAACCCTACTTTTTTTGCACCCTGGAACGCCCAACACAGAGCGTCCGTTGGAGTTCGAGCCGGCGCGTCATCTGCCCTAGCTTGTAGCTCCGCTTCTCAGGGGTGTCGTAGCCGATTTGGTGGAACGCCCACGCTGGCATCGCCGTTTTGTAGCCCTCCCAGAACCAGCCTTCGAGCCGATCGAGGTCAGCGTTCGACAGGTCGCAGCCAGCAACGCTCTCTAGTTCCTCGATCCTGCTTCGGATCATTTTCTTGTCGATCATCCCCTTGGCTCCTGGTTCGGTGTCTGGTGGTCCATTGCGTGCCAGCCGTTCGGTAGCCTTACTAGGATACCCTCGACCTTGCGCAGCCGATACGAATGCTCGATATAGGCCACCTTGCCGGACTGCGTATTCGATTCGGGGTGCAGGTCCATCTCCTGCACTTTCAGATCCCCCTCCAAAGAGGGAACCCACAACTGCTTTCCGTCGAACGGACCACCGACGAACTCGACCGGGATTCCATCGCTCATGAATCCTGCTCTTTTCCCCGATAGTCTGGAACGTCCCGTCGCATGATATTCAGCGTCGCCTTGATTCCGCTTATCGCAGTCCGGTGACGGGTCGCCCACATATACTCGCCTGCCACTGTAGTCCGAAGCAACGTACCGACCTTGGCAACCGCACGTTCGGCTTCCAGGTACGCTTCCCTGATTCGTTTCACGTCCTCAGCCCTCTGTGCGTTCAAAGCCTTTTGCTCATCGCTCATCGCTACTTCATCCTCTTGAGATAATCCGCGATCCGAAACAAAACCACCACGCATTCCAACACGATCCGCACCACGACCGAGGCCAGCAGATACGCCACAGCGTAAGCCGCAACCGTAGCGACCATCTGAGGAACCGAACCGCCCGAACGAGTCCGCAGCCCCATACCGATCGCCATCAGAGCAACCCCGCCAGCACCGACCGTCAGCCATGTACCCCACAGAGCCGAAACCAATGCCGGGGTCAATGCCGATCGGAACCCCAGGTCGAAGATCCCGGTTGGCTCGTCCCTGGAAACGTTTACAGGCGTCGCGGTTTGCGGTGGCTCTTTCGGCCAGTCTCGACTCGGTGGAGGTTCTTCTGAGAACAACGGAAACCCATCGAGCAAGCGTTCGAGGTGCTCCTGCTCGTCCTCGACCGGCCACTTGAGTCCGATCACGTTTTCTGCCATCGCGGTCTTTCCGCTGATTGTCGCCGTCAGCCTTGTACTCCTGGTAATCAACCCGTCGTTGACCAACCGCTGCAACTCGTTGCCGCCGACCGATCGGAACTGACCGGCCTCATCTTCAAACTCCCACGCCATGAAACACCTCTGCGATGAATGGAAAAACAATCGTTCGCAGATACAACGCCACCAAGCCCAGAAACCAAACTAGATTTCAGTTTCGGTCACTTCGTGCATTCCATGCAGAGCGTCCACCGAGCGACACAAAAGAGCCATCGCAGCCTCCAAGCAGTCCCGCCCGTCATCGTACGCCCCGTAGGGAAACGTCCGCAGTTGGTCCAGCAGCATCTCGTTGGACGCCGAACGCCTGAACCGGATCAATCGCTTCTCGAACCACTTCCCAAGACGCTCCACGCGCACCACTTTATTCACGGTCTGATTGACTAGGATTGGTGGGTCCGCGTTGTACCCGATCTCTTGGCAAACGTCCCAATAGTCGTCGGCAAGCAGGTCTTGCCAAGCGTTAGCTTCGATCCCGACGAACGCGGTTTTTCGCTCCCGATTCCACTCGACGTAGGTCCGCACCATTTTCGGGACCGGCATCCGGTCGATATTCGAGTCGACGTAAAACAGACCGTTTCGGAAGCCGATCCAGATCATCGCTTGGTAGTCACCCTTCCGCGAGTTCTTGCCTTTCGAGGGGTCCAGGAACGCAGCCGACAGATAGCACTCCCGAGGGTCCGGAAACTCGTCGTCCTCAGCCCAGACATTTTGGAAGTACGCATCTGGCCAGGAACTCATGCTCGAGCCCTTCGGACTGCCCTGGTAGATCGAGGACCACCAGTGACCAGCCTGCCGCTTGCGACGCAGCATGACTTCTTCCGGCCAGCGTTCCGGCCACAGCGCCTCGCCTTCGGCCCTCCCGAGAGGATCCTTCACTTCGTCGCCCTCCCGCAGAGCTTGGAGCGTGATCGAACGAACCCGGATTTCCAGTTCGTCTTTCCGCTTCTCGATCCGTCCGATCAGGTCGTCCTCATGCCACTGAGTACACAGCAGAACCACCTTGCCCCCAGGCTCAAGACGGGTCGAGCTAGTCGATACGAACCAGTCCCACTGGTCGTCCCGGATCTTCTGCGAGTACGCACTTTTGGCATCCTTCAAGTAGTCGTCGATAATCAGCACGTTTGCACCGAACCCAACGATCGAAGTCCCAACACCCGCGGCCAGACAGCCGCCGTGATACTTTTCCAGTTGCCACTCTCGAACCGCCGAGTGCTTTGGGTCCACCCCAGGGAGCCCCATCATTGGTGCAAGCTCATGCACCTTGTCCCGCACCCACCGCGAGTGCGATGACGCTAGCGTTGCCGTGTTGGTGCAGATCATCACCCGCGAGTATGGATTCCGCAGCAGATACCAAGCCGGAGCCCAACGCGCTAGATACTGCGACTTCCCATGCCGAACCGGACACTTCACGATCA